CCTTTGGCTAAGCCATACCCAAAACGCGCATCAAGTGAAACCATTGACACGCCGGGAATCCATCCCGGAAAGGGCGGTGAAACTCCGACCGATGCGCTCCATTCCGCAAATAAATAATGAGTGCGGAAAACAAACAACCAACCGAGGCGACCACCCAGCGGCAGGACATTCGATGAGATGAAGGTATGAGCCACCAACCAACCGAGGAAAATCGAAGGCTGATCCGAACGCTTGCTGGCATTGGCGTTCCGATTAAGATGGTAGCCAATCAAATCGGCATCGATGAAAAGACGCTGCGGAAATATTATGATGATGACATCGATGTCGGGCAAGCCAAGGCAACCAGTCAGATTGCAAAGCGCCTGTATGATATTGCCATGAGCGATTCCAAAGAGGCTTTGACTGCTTGTATCTTCTGGCTGAAGTGCCGGGCTAAATGGTCAACGCTAGATGGCCCGGAGGTTCAGGTCAATGTGCAGAACAATTCAATCACAACGGTTGCGGACAATGAAGAAATTAAGCGATTCAAAAAGCAATGGGAGTCCATTGATGCCTGATATTGATCTAGGTCCATTTGCTTTTGGAGTGCTTGGATTGCGTCCCTATGATTGGCAGGTCCGAGCATTCAAGGGCATAAATAACCATCAAAGGACATCATTGGTTGCGGCTAATGGATCCGGAAAGACTGCTGCCGTCATTGCTCCGGCAATTCTTTGGTGGCTCACAATGTTCCCCAAGGGGCGGGTTCCGGTGACATCCGGATCATGGCGACAGGTGCTGCTTCAGCTTTGGCCCGCTATGGAAAAGTATAGGGGGCATCCGCTCTTCCAAGGATGGACTTGGAATCAAGCGGAGATCCGCACTCCGCAGGGTGGATGGGCATCCGGGTTCTCGACTGATAATCCCGGGCGAGCTGAAGGATACCATGCGACCGATGATAGTCCGGTGCTTTATGTTCTCGACGAGGCAAAGACGATCCCGGACGGAATCAAGGCTGCGGTTGATCGATGCACGGCAAACCGGGTCTTGGCGGCATCATCCCCGGGAGCGCCGATGGGATGGTTCTATCGCTCGCAGCACGAGGAAGCGGATTATTGGTATCGAATCAAGGCTAGATCGGATGAATGCCCACATATCGATCCGGATAAGCGGCAGCGAGATCTGGAGGTTTATGGAGAGAAGCACCCGATCTTTCGATCTATGCACCTTGCCGAGTTTGCCGAGGATGTTGATCGCCTGATTCTTTCTAGCGATGCGCTGCGGGATGCAATCGATAATCCTCCGGATCCTCATGGCGAGACTGTCGTGGCATTCTGCGACTTTGCAGCCGGGCGGGATGAGAATGTCCTAGCGGTCCGCCGTGGCAATTCAGCCAAGATCGTCAAAGCATGGGCGGAAAAGGATACAATGCAGGGAGTCAGGCAATTTATCCGACTCTTTGAATCCGAGGAACTGAAGGCATCGCAGATATGGGGAGATGCGGATGGATTAGGGACCGTCATGATCGATGCGCTTACCGAGCATGGATGGCGGATCAATCGATTTCATGGCGGAGCGAGATCAAGGGAGCCTAACGAATATGCCAATTTGATTGGCGAGGTTTGGCATATCGGTTGCCGGGAGATTTCCCGGGGGCGAATGATCCTTGGCGATCTTGATCCTGTCACATTCAAGCAGCTTACCAGTCGCAAAACTGAATGGAGCGAGAATGGAAAGCTCCGAGCTGAATCAAAGGATACAATGCGGGCGAGCGGTTTAAAATCTCCCGACCGAGCGGATGCGCTGCTTGGCTCCATTGTATGTGGTCCAGCTATGCAAGGCATGATGACCGGGGAAGATCCGGTTCGATCTCGCAGGTCTGAATTCTCCAGCCCGCGCCGATCCGGTTTCAATGCTATGTAAAACAATGGCTTGCCAATTATAAATTATTATGTTAATCCGACAGTCTCATATGACAATCGACGAGCGCAAGGGTGTTGTTTGGCCTATCCCGGCACAATACCGAACCAATGATTATGATCTGGCAAATGTCACTCCGGATCAGGTTCGCACGATTCTTCGGGGCGTTAGGACTGGAAAGCTAGAGGATCAGGATCGCTTGTTCCGTCTTATGCTTGATACTTGGCCAAGGCTGCGGAAGGCGCTAAATGAGGTTGCAGGATCGGTCGCTAGGCTGGAGCTGGAAATCAAGCCAGCAATCCGAGAGGATGCCGAGGAACCGACTCCGGCAGCGGTTAAGATTTACGAAACTGTCGAGCGGGCGCTTGAGTCATATTCTCCCCGCCCGGGATATTGGGAGCTGGATGTATCCGGGATGGTCAAGGCTTTGATTGATGCTTACGCCAAGGGGATTTCTGTCCTTGAGATCGTATGGCAATCGCAAAATGGCATCATTAGCCCTCGTTGCTATGCTCCAGTTCCTGCAAAATATCTAGCCTATCCATCCGCCGGGAATGATGTTGATCGCTTGATGATCGCCCCAAGCGGCGTCAATTACGCATCGCTGGTTGACTTCCCGCCTGATCGTTTCCTGATCGGCGTTTGGTCGCAAGGCGGGACGCATCCGATCCATTCCGCCAATCTCCGGACGCTGACGAAATATTGGTTGGCATCCGTCTATGGTCTTGGTTGGTTGATGCAATTCTCGCAGCTCTTTGGGATCCCAATGCGAACGGCAAAGACCGATGGGACCGAAGATGCGCTAAATAAAGCCGAGGATATGCTGGAATCAATCGGATCATCCGGTTGGGCTGCAACTGGTCCGGGCGTTGATTTCGAGATTCATTCTGCCGTGACCGGTGGCGACAACCTGCCGCAATCGCACATGATGGATGTGGCGGACAGGGCTTGTGATATCCTGCTCTTGGGGCAGACGCTAACGACCGATAACACCGGGACAGGATCCCGTGCGCTAGGCGATGTCCATTCCGGCATCCGGAGCGAGGTTCTACAATCCGTCTCGTCATGGGTCGCTTCTATCATCACAACGCAGCTAATCCCGGCAATTGTCCGGATGAACTTCGGCAAGATTGCTTCCGAGGATATGCCTTATTGTGAGCTGGAGATTCCGGTTCCAAAGGATGAGAAAGCAGTTGCCGAGCGTGTTAAAATTTACAATGAGATCGGCATTCAGATGCCAAAAGCGTGGGTCTATGATGAGCTTGGGATTCCAATGCCGATTGAAGGCGAGGAGATTTTCGGTGGCGATTCTATGCCTCCAGCGATTGAGCCGGAGATTCCGGTAGATGCACCAGATGTTGAGGATATGCCGGAGGAAATGTCGGATGAAATCACCGACATAGACGAGGTCGAATCAGCGGCTTCGGTTGATCTTCGGCCTACTGAAAAGATGGCCCGCAATGCTGCAAATGCGCTAGAGGTCCGCCGGACAAAGCCGCAATCCGAGCGAGGCATGACATCTGTCGGTCTAGCTAGGGCTAGGGATATCTCCAGCCGATCCGAGCTTTCCGAGGATACCGTCCGCCGGATGGTTTCGTTCTTCAGCCGCCATGAGGTGGACAAGAAGGGGCAGACTTGGGATGAGCAGGGCAAGGGATGGCAAGCATGGAATGGATGGGGCGGGGATGAGGGATTCAGTTGGGCAAAGTCCATTGTCGCTAAACTCGACAAACAATGACTGATGAGGAATTGAGAGATGTTGCTTCCGATTGGCTCGCTCCAGTCGATCAGGTTCTGGCTGATCTAATGGACAAATCGCAGCGGATGACAATCGGCGCATTTATCCGGGAGGTTGAGCAGGTAATTGAGCGCATCCCGCAAATGTATGGGATGTTGAACGCTCAAGCCTTGACCGATGCGCTGGAGAATGAAATTGGGAAAGCGATGCTGAAAGGGCTTGAAGATGAAAGTAGGTAATTCATTCATCACGATTACGGCAACCGGGCTGGATGAAGCCAAGGCTGCTGCTATTGCCTTGGCGGCTCCCGATGTCCGAAAGGCTGCGGTTCTGCAAGGTGGGCAGGATGCAATCGAAGAGGTTCGGAAATATTACGCGATGGCCGGAAGGGTTAAATGGATCACGCCGACCCTGCCGACTCATGGCCCGGGGCGTGAGCAAACCCGCTGGTGGGAAGGCACAGCGCGAGGTTGGAGTTTGAGCCAACCAAATTCCAACACGGTTACATTTAGCAATCAAACCATCGGATTGGCTCATAAAGTGACAGGCGGAACGATCCGGGCTAAACGCAAAAACAACCTAACAATTCCGTTGGATCCAAGAGCGCACGCAAAGACCGCTAGAGAATATTCCAACCGGGTTAACCCATTGTTCCGGGTCAAGAATGTTTTGGCCGAAGTTGACGAAGGCGCTCCAAACGGAATTAAACCGATCTATGCCTTGGTGAAATCCGTCACTCATAAGCCTTGGCCTAATGCTCTTCCCCCGGAAGATTCATATGTGAACGCATTTATGGACGGAGCCTTGGACTATTTGATATCTGAATTCAATACTTGACATATATGACCATGTATGATTATCTCCCTTCGATGTTTCGCAATTCCAACATTGTAACCGCTGCAATCCAATCGGAGCTTTCCGATGTTGCTGGTTCAATTGTCTATCTCCCGGAAGGACAACACCGCATCAATGCGACCGTTGGCGGAAAGGCCAAAACCGTTGATGTCCTAGTTGATTCCCGGGTTGCTGCATCATTCGCTGAAGACCTTAATAAGCGATTTGAGTCTAATGTTCGCCCGTTCGCAGGGTTTGATCATAAGCAAGGTGCCGCCTCATTTATCCCCAAGGAATTTAGATATGAGGAAGGCGTTGGTCTTGTGCTTGATGTCGAATGGACGGAAGCCGGGCGCAAAGCCGTTGAGGGGCGCGACTATTCTTATTTTTCCCCTACTTTCCTTCTTTCAAAAGACGGAATTCCGACTGGTCTAGCAAAGCGTGGCGAGATCGGATCCCTAGTCAATGATCCAGCATTTGAAGAAATCCCGCGCATTGCGGCATCACATAACGAACAAAATAATATGACTGAACAACTGATCGAATTGGGTCTGGTTGAGGCGAGCGAATCGCCGGATACCGCACTCGAAACCGCAAAGGCTAATCTCGCTGCTCTTCGTGAATCCGCCTCCCTTGCCGAGCAAGTGGAAGCAGCTAATGAAGGCAAAAAGTCCGCCGAAGAACAACTTGCTGAAATGGAAGCTGCATATGCCGCTCTTAAAGCAGAATACGAAGATATGAAGAAAAAGATCGAAGAGAAGGATATGGCATCTGCTGAATCTGCAATCGACGAAGCTGTCAAATCTGGACGCATCGCTCCACAAGACGAGGATGCTAAAGCATTCTGGAAGAGCGCCATTCTTGCCGATAAGAAGGCAGCCAAGGTTCTTGCCTCGCTGCCAAGCAACGAAGCAATCACCGGAGCTACCATTCTTGCCGGGCGCGTCGAAGAGACTCCTTCAGTTGAACTTACTGGTCTCGCTCGCGTCGAAGCTGCATTTAAAGCACAATCGCTCAACAAATAATCCCCAATAGAAAAATAATATGCCTAACAATACTACTCTACTTGATCTTGCCAAACTTAATGGCGCTGATCCGGTTGTCGGTCTGATTGAGGAAGTGGCTACCGCCTCCCCTGAAGTTGTGACCATCCCCGCCCGCACGATTCGCGGAACCAGTTATAAGACTGTGGTTCGCAATTCGCGTCCATCCGTTGCTTTCCGATCCGCTAATGAGGGAACGGCTGCAACGAAGTCAAACTTCACCGAGCGCCTCGTTGAAGCCTTCATCCTTTCAGCTCGCATCGAAGTCGATAAGGCAGTTGCTCGCGGCTACGAAGATGGCCCGGAAGCTCTTCAAGCAATCGAAGGCGCTGGCGTGATGCGTGCAGCTCTCTCTACTGTCGGCTCGCAAACCATCTATGGTCGCAATGCTGGCAGTAAAGGCTTCATCGGTCTTCAAGAATTCATCTCGACCTTCGGTGATGAGCTTGTCGTTGATGCTGGCGGCACCACCTCCGCAACTGGCTCTTCGGTTTACGCCATCAAGGCGGGCAACCAAGGCGTTCAATATGTCTACGGCAACGGCACTAGCTTCGACCTCTCGCCATTCCGCGAAGGCGATGCTGCCGATGCTTCAGGCAATCGCTTCGCTGCTTATATCGCAGACCTCACCGCATGGATCGGTCTTCAATGCGTCAACAAGTACGCAATCGGTCGCATCAAGAAATGCACCGCCGATTCCGGCAAGGGTGTCACCGATGCGAAGATCGCTGAATTGCTCTCGAAATTCCCTGTTGGCGAGCGCCCAACCCATCTCTTGATGAGCCGCCGCTCGGCATTCCAGCTTCAGATCAGCCGCACGATGACTGCAAACACCAAGCAGGAAGCCTTTACTGGCATCCTCCCGGGTGTTCCTACTGAATCTTTCGGTATCCCGATTATCATCACCGATTCCATCGCTGATAATGAAGCCCTTGCTTAATCCTAACCCCTAAATAGATAATACGACAATGGCTTACGAATTCAATCGCAATCAACAAGACGCATCTTATAGCTCGACGGTGGCAATCGCTCAAGCTGGAGCAAATTCCGCAACATTTGATCTTGAACAAGTCCTTGGTGGCGACATTCAAGACTTCGTGGTGGAAATTTCCGCTCCAGCCGCTTCCGGCATCGCTAACGCAGCGGTTCTTACCTACACCTTCAAGGATAGCGCCGATGGCGTGACCTTCGCTGCTGTGGATCCTGCTGTGGCAACCACGCAAACTGGTGCTGGCGGACTTGGCGTTGCTGCCAAGAGCGTTCGCTTCCGGGTTGATCCCGCAACTCGTCGCTACATTCGCGTCGAGCAAACTGCGAGCGCATCTGCCGGAACCTTCGCTGGTAGCTTCACCACCAAGCTCCTTTTCTGATAGCTTGCTGCTTAAAGTGCCGCTGGTCTGGGGTTTGTTCATTTCCCTCGGATCAGCGGCAATTTTCTAACTGATCTATGGCATGGGCTGAATTAAATTTTGCGGGATTGCAGGGAAGACTCGGATCAGACGAGATCGCTTCGCTGCTTGCTGAATCTGCCGCACCTGAAGAAAAGGTGTCGGAGATTCTAACCCATGTTGCACTGGATATCGCTTCTCGGGTCAATACCGGGCGGAGAAAGCGCGGATTGCCGCCTGTGGTCAATTCCAGCGTTTATGTCCCTCCCGGGGCGCAGCGCCACGCCTACGCTCTCGCTAGGCGCTTGCTTTCCGATTCTTTTCCCTCATTGGCTGAATTTAACGGAGATGACCGAAAATCATCCATTGAGGAAGCCGAAAACTACTTGGACGATCTAGCCAAGAATGATGCCGATTCCGATGATCCGGGGGCATCTAGCTTCGCTTACTCTTCCGCATCCTCATTCCGATATGGTGGATCCGCCATAATGGATTTCTCAACTTCCCCATGAGCATCATTCGACAGATCGTGGAAAGCATCGCCAAGAGATTGGCGGATCATGATTATTTCCGGACTGTCCCGAAGATCCCTGTGCTTGTTGAGGATGCGAAAGATGTCGAGAAATCAATCCTTAACGCAATGCAGACGGCAGGGGCTTTCGTCCTTGTTAATTTTGATGGAGCCGATACCGATACCGAAAACACTCCCGGACCATATTTGAGCGATTCATCATTTAAAGTGATTGTTTCGGAAATTCCTTCTCTTTGGCGCTCCCGGGGATCAAGGCAGCCATCATGCACCGAAATTGCTGAAGCTATCTGCCGTCTCATTCATCATCATCAACCGCTAGATTCCGAAGGGCTTGCATTATCTGGCGGAGTTTTGTTATTCGATTCAATGTCGCAACAAGCGAACGAATCGATGCTCCAGCAAGTCCTTACATTTAAAATTCCAATTGGATTAACCAACACAGACCCTGAAAGATAAATATTATGGCTACATTTGATCGCACCACAATTGTCCGAGGTCCATGTAAGATCGCTTACGATTCGGCTATTTTTTACAGCAAGGGGGGCGTTTCCCTCACGATGACGACATCGACATTTGATAAGGAAACCGATGCTTATGGTATCGTTAATAAGGCAAAGACCGATTTTCAAGTGGTTGTAGAATTTGAACCAGTCGGAGAGATTGAGCATCTTACCGTATTGTTTCCCCATGCAAGCACAACGATTGGAGCGTCGATCTATGGCTCGACCGACAAGCCTCTAGTCATTACCGCTGCGGACGCCACTTATACCATCAATAATGCTGCCGTTACGCAGATGCCATCTATCCGATGCTCCGCAAACAATACGGCATTTGGATCGGTTCAATTTACCGGGATTGTTGATAAGAGCGGAAACCCTAGCCTTTTGGCAGACTATTATGCCGTTGGAGCCGGGGCATCTATCGGGGCGGCATTTTTGGCTTCCTCAATCATTACCGCTCCATATACGGCAACTCTTGGAGCTTTGAATTTCTATTCTGAAGCAGGATTTGAGATCGCTTTTGACTTGAGCCTTAATCCTATCACCGTTGATGGAATGGGAACTGTCGATATGTCGCTGCAAAATGTCGGCGTTAATATCACCTGTATTCCAACAGGCGTTGCGGAAAATTCATTCGATACTTATTTCGGTTCGCTGGATGTTGGCGAGGATCTCGCCACGGCATCCATTGAAATAAAAACCACCACTATTGGCGGGCTAGATTTCGATTGCGCTGCGGTTCAAATTCTGGATCTTCAAAAGCGGTTCAGCCCAACCGACAACAGACTTGGACAATTGACAATGGCGGGCAGACGCAATTTTGCAACTGGAGTCCCTTCCGCTTTGTTTGCAGTCAATACTGTGACCGCTTAATCAATGTATGCCGCAGCATTCATAGGTGATAAAATTATCGATCTCGCCGGATGGGACCAAGGACCATCCGCCGAGACATCGAATCTATCTTTATCATACAACAATCAATTCCAATCCGTTAATTATATCGGAGGGACTTGGGGGCGTCAATTCTGGCGTCCCGGCACAATGGCGACTGTGTCGTTTGATAGTCGGCTTGATTTTAAGGACTTTTCATCCAGCGATTACCAAAGGCAAGTCACTCAATTCCTGTTAAAGCTTCCGGGTTATTTCTCAAATCAATCAGATTGCACATTCAAAATATGCCAACCATTTGGGTATGGAAACGGCATAAGAGATAGGCAGGTTGAGAGGGCGACTGCGGTTGGAACTGTAACAACCGCAGGAACTGCAAATCTTGTTGTTACATATAATGGAATGGACGGAAGTCCAGATACAGTGTCTTTTTCTGTTGCAGCCGGGGATACTGCTTCGGATTGGGCTGAAAAGGCTAGGAGTGCGCTATCAAGAGATTACAATATAGCGTCATATTTTAGTGTATCAGGCACAGGAACTAACATAAGGCTGACGAGAAGAAGTTCATTTGCGGAGCAAGATAATACTTTTAATATAGCTATAAATAAAGGTACTTCAGTTGGCATTGTTGATGATCCAACATCGGTAAATTCTCAAGCAACTGGATCGTGGTCACTAATGTCACAAATCACATTTTATGACGCAAATGTATCCGTTGCCGCATCGCAAATCGGCACATCCGTTCTGCTCAACACATCCGTAACCGGACGATTAGTTCCATAATATGGCATCAAAAAAGGTCAACATTGACATCAGCACAACGGCTAATACGGCTGGGGCCAAGCAAGCCGCTGCCGCTATGGATAATCTGTCTACGGCTAGCACGCAGGCAGCAGAGGCGTCTACTGCGGCATCAGCCGGGGCCGGGCGCGTGGGACAGGTTGCTGCTCAAGCCGGCTATCAGGTGCAAGACTTTGCGACTCAGGTTTCCATGGGAACCAGTGCATTTACGGCATTCGCACAACAAGCCCCACAGTTCTTGAGCATATTCGGCCCGGGAGGCGCACTTGCAGGGGCATTGGTTGCTATTGGCGCAGTCGCAACAAAGGTGTTTTTGGACATGGCGTCCAATGCTGAAGCGGCAGGTGAAGCTGCTCAGGATTTAGCTGATAAATTAACTGAAGCATACGAGAAGCGAGGCGGAGAAAAAGCAAGGGCTGCGATTGATGCAATTAGGTTAGAGTCCGATCTTACAAATGCTCTCAGGGAAAGTGAACTTGGCTTAATTGATGTAAAAAACAATAGGATCAAAACCGAAGAGGATTTAGCTAAGAAGCAAGATGATCTAACGGAAAAAGCCATTAGATATTTGGCGCAGATCGGGCAGATTACAAATGCTGAAGCTGCATTAGATGAGCTACGGAAACAATCAGCGGAAAGGCAAAAAGAAGCTGCAATCGCTGATGTAGAGGCTGGGGTTCAAGGTGAAATCGCAAGATATAACAACATCAAGAGTCAAAGAGATGATCTCGATCGTGAAGTTTCTGATGCAGAAGCTAGGATTGCTAGGCTACAACAGCAACAGCAAGATTTAACAAATCAACTAAATATCTCTAGAGCATCAGATGAGAGACTAATAAAAGCGGGTGTTGAGGGTGAGGGGTTTAAATCATCCGCAGTAGCTCAAGCGGAATCAAAACTTGCTGGAATAGAAAAGCAGATTTCTGGATTATTTGATTTCATCGATCAAGCACCACAAAGAATTGGTGAGCTTACTAATGCATCTTATACTCAAGCAGCAAAGGTTGATCAGGCAATTGAATCTTCCAGAATCGAAATCGAAAAGATCGAATCAGAATACAAACTATCCGAGAAATCGCAAGCTATCACAGCAGCATCCCAGCAAATGAGCGGGGCCGCTCAAGCGATCACTACTGCTATTGAGGGTTTCGAGCCAATCAATCAGGCGCAAGAGAATGCCAAGAATCAATTGCTACAGGCGGCGGCAGATGGTCAAATTACTGCCAATGAGCAACAACAGGTTGCCGCTAGTCTTAATACTCTAATGGGAACGCTCAGGGCCGGGCAGAATACATCTATTTCGACACTTCAGGAATTGATCCGCATAAATAATGAATTGGTAAGCAAAATAGGTGCGGCTAATAATGCGATCTCCGACTTGCGTTCTCGCGTAAATAACCTAGCATTGCCGCAAAGATAACACCAATAACCAACTAATCACATGTCTACCAAAATTTTACCAACTGAATACCTTGGCGCAAACTACACCGGGGACACATCTACTGGAGTTGTTTCATTCGATGTAGGTGATTTCGTTTCATCATCGAACCTATCCAATGCTGAGGTTGGCCAAGCGTCGAACATTGATCCGTTGAATTTGGTTACTGGTATAAGCTACACGATCACAACCTTGGGTGATACTAACTGGCAAAGCATTGGTGCGCCAGTTGGCGCTGCCGTTGGAACTACATTCACAGCTACCGGGCAAGCCCCATCTGGAACAACTGGTAAGGTTTCATCTGGTGACATCCGCCGAGTCCTATTGGGTGTCTGCGAACAAATGTACCAGAAATACTTTGAGTATTCCGCCCAAGGTGATGCTCCTGTTAGAATGACAGTCGGTCGTACAACTGGCATTAACAATTCGATTGGGTCTGTTACATCACTTATTGTTACATACAATATCGGATTTACTGTTGACATCCAAACTCAGGAAGTTACGGAAGAGTAATCATGCCAGCAAATTGGACAATTGCCGGTGAAACTGGAAAGGCATTCAATGCAACGCAAAGAACGCTTGCTGCGGCTCAAATTGATTCTGCTAGATTGGACTTCAAGAGTCTTGAGCCGGATACGCTCACATTTACGATTACCCCAGAATCATTAACATCCGCAAAAATTCCTGATCTGCGACAGGAAATGATCCTGTACCGGGATGGGGTTCGATTCTTCTCAGGCAATGTCACCAATGTCCGCAATATAATTGACTCAGGAAAGCATCAATGCCAAGTGACGGTATCCGGCCCATGGTGGTGGCTTGAGAAGATACCATTCACATCCACAATGACGGATGGGACTAGCGCGACAGCAGAACGAATATCATATGTTTTCGGTACTGCTAGTGCCGGGCAAAACCTAAAAACCAGCATCGAGGCGGCAATCAATAGATCAGCAGAACTTGGCGCTCCTATTGCCACGATTGCTCAGGGATCATCGGTTGATTCGATGTTTGTTGTACCAAGGATCACTCTCAATCAATCTACATGCGGACAAGTAATTTCCGAGCTTGTCAGGATCTGTCCCGATACAATGGTATGGTTTGATTATTCTACCGCTCCGGTAAGGATTAGAGTTGAACGCAGGGGCGCAACAACAGCAGTATCATTGAACCAATCTACATCCCCGATTACATCGATTGACATCAATCCAGTAATCGACCTTGAGGTTTCACAGGTTGTTCTTCCATATGTGGATAGGAATACGCAGGGAAGGACTAGATTTCAAGTTCGGGCAGCGGGAACTAATGTGACCGGGAAAAGGCAGATTATAACTGTATCCGGCCCTGAACTAGACACATTCTTGCCGAATGATTTGTTTGATAGTTATGTGGCGAATACTTCGACATCAGTTGCAAATCTTGCTCATGATTCAGATTCGGCATGTGTTGAAGCGGCAAAGGAGCGCGGGGTAGAAAGATTGCCAATAAACACAGTTCGTAACAGCGTTTCATTAAAAAACACTAGATCCAGTACATATGTAATAACAAATGCATTTACTGTCGGAGGTTCATCTTACACGAATTTAGCTGGATCACCAGTTAGTGGATTTATTTTAACTTCACAAAATCCACCAGAATGGTGGAATGTTGCTGTTACTGATGTCATTGTATCTGGAACAATGTGGATGTCTCATACTTATGATGTTCAAGGTGATAAAACAGAAAAACCTCTCCCTAAATATTTTAAAGATGCAGGATTTATTTTTGTTGATAGCGGGTACGTGGATGTATATGGATTTCCACATAGGGCATATTATCAAAAACCATTCAAATTCAACGCAAAGCTCGTAGCATCGGCATACACCAATCAGACATTCTACCGCCCTGCTGATTACTCATTCATCGCTCCACCCGCTGATTTGGCCGCGAATCTTCTTGCGGCACAGAATTGGATCCCATATGAGGGCGCGATTACGCTTGAAGAAGAGGATGTTGGCGCGACTCGATACAGGGGTAATAAGATCAACCTGATCAATTCAATTCCGGCATATTCCACGATGGGCGCATTGGTGTCCGGCGAATCGCTGGAGATTGAATCCGGGCGGACAACTATTAACCTTGGCGCTCCCGCTCGTAATGATTACAGGACGCTGGTGGATAAGATACGCAAGACATCGCAAGATAACATTGTTTACGTCTAAGAGTTATGGCCCAATTTTCAACCAACAAGGATGCATTTGGAAATGTCACCGCTGAAACTGGCGCGGTTATTGATATCTCACAATCCACGACATTTTACAAATATATCGGCAATACGGAAACC